CCCAAGGACTCACCCGTATGGGTGTCAGTCAGGCGGTGTGCGGGCTGGATAGACGGCCTTCCCCTCGATGTAGGATTGATCGAACCGCCTAGCCAAACGACTCTGGCCAGGGGTTGCATATTTGGGCAAACTGCTAGACTTTGCTGCAAAGTTTATCGAACGCAGGGGCGTGGACGATCCTAACCACTGGATTATCCGGCTCTTGGGCCGTCAAAACAAGACGGGTTACAACGTAGACGCCGACTCGGCTTTAGGTCAGTCGGCGGTTTTTGCCTGCGTCCGCGTCATTTCGGAAACCATCGCCTCGCTTCCCCTGATGGTCTACAAGCGGCGCAAGGACGGCGGCAAGGACGTTGCAGACGCGCATTGGCTTTATCCCTTCCTGCACGATTCCCCCAACAATTTCCAGACCGCCCATGAATTCCGAGAAATGCAGGTGGGGCACACTGCCCTGCGCGGCAACGCCTATTCGTTCATTCAGCGGGACAACGCGGGCCGTGTCCTGCAAATAATCCCCCTTCATCCCGACAAGGTGGAGCCCGAGTTCAAGGATTTTACCGACTACGAGGTGCAGTACAAGTACCGCGACCCGGACAGCCACAAGCAGATCACCCTTTCTCAGTCCGAGTGCTGGCACCTCAAGGGGCTGTCCTCTGACGGCCTTCTCGGGCTCTCCCCGATCACCCTCGCCGCGAATTCCATCGGCCTCGCCATGAGCGCCGAGGATCACGGCATTTCATATTACAAAAACGGGGCAAAAACATCGGGCATCGTCAAGCATCCCGGCACCCTCAAGGAAGACGCCCATACCCGCCTGAAAACGTCCGTACAGGACGCCCTTTCCGGCGATAACAAATTCAAGATCATCGTTCTTGAAAACGGGATGGATTGGGTGAACGTCGGCATGTCCGCGACAGATTCCCAATACCTTGAAACCCGCAGCTTTCAGGTGCAGGAAATCGCCCGCCTCTTCCGCGTCCCGTGCATCCTCATCGGGCATCCCGACACGACGACAACCTATGCCAGCGCCGAGCAGATGATGATGTCTTTCGTCATCCACTGTATCAGGCCGTGGCTCGTCCGTATCGAGCAATCCATCAACAAAACGCTGCTGACCAAGAAAGAGCAGGGCCGCTACTTCGCGGAGTTCAAGCTCGACGCCCTTCTCCGGGGCGACACGGCAACCCGCTATCAGGCGTATGCGTCGGCAATCACGAACCGATGGATGAGCCCGAATGAGGTCCGCGCCCTCGAAAACATGAACCCGAGGGAAGGCGGGGATACCTACGAGAATCCAAACACGAGCAGCACGCAAGGAACGCAGGAGGATTTACCCCTCGATGAAGCAGGAACGCAGGACGCTACATAGTGAGTTTCGCGTCGAGCAACGCGAAGACGGAAAGAAGCTGATCCGGGGCCATGCCGCCGTTTTCAATTCCGAGACGGATCTCGGTTGGTTCCGTGAGCGGATCGCTCCGGGTGCATTCACGGAGAGCATCGGAAAAGACGATGTTCGCGCCCTGTTTAACCACGACGAGAATTTCATCCTCGGGCGAAACAAGGCGGGCACGCTGACCATGCGCGAGGACGAGCAAGGGCTCTACGTCGAAATCGACCCGCCCGATACGCAGGTGGCCCGCGACCTCGTCACCTCCATCGAGCGGGGCGACATTTCGCAGATGTCCTTCGGTTTCCAGACCATCAAGGACAGTTGGGAAACCGAAGAGAACGCGGCCAAAGACCTTCGCACGCTTGAGAAGGTGAAGCTTTGGGATGTTTCGCCGGTCACGTTCCCGGCCTATCAGGAAACCGACGTTGCGGTTCGTTCACATGAGTGTTGGTCACACTCGAAAGTAGAACCGTTGAGATACAACAAATTTTTGGAACGTTTGCAGCGCGAGAAAAACGAACTGCACAAGCGGAGGTAATCAAAGAAATGGAAAAACTTAAAGTCCTTCAGGAACGAAAGGATGGCGTGCTTGAGCGCATGAACGCAATCCTTGACGCCGCGATCTCGGAAGAGCGCGAAAAAACAGAGGAAGAGGAAAAGGAGTATCTCTCCCTCGAAACGAAACTCGAAAAACTCGAAAAAGACATGGAGCGGGCAAAGCGGCTTGCGGAGATCGAAGCTGAGACGTCTAGACCTTCCAAGTCGCTTCGCCTGTCCACCAAAGCGCAGAAGACCGACCCGAAGGAGTTCGTGGACCTTCGGGACTTCCTGATGTCCGTCATCACTCGGCGTGACGACCCGAGGCTCTACGACCTTTACGAAGAGCGCGAACAGTCGATGGGAACCGGAACGAAGGGCGGTTTCATGGTGCCCGAGCAGTTCAGACCCGGCCTGCTGGCGATTGACCCCCAGGCGGCGATTTTCCGGCCCCGCGCACAGGTCATCCTGGCTGGCTCCCCCCCGGATGCGGCCATTTCGATGGCGGCACTTAATCAGGGTGCAGCGGAGAATATGTACGGCGGCGTGACCGTGCAGTGGATCGCGGAAGGAGGCACCAAGCCCGAGACCGACATCGACCTCAAGCAGATCAGGCTCGAGCCCAAGGAAGTTGCCGCTCACCTCGTCCTCACCGACAAGCTGATGCGGAATTGGGGCGCGGCTGCGTCCGTTTGTGAGCGCCAGCTTCGTCTTGCCATTACGGCGGCTGAGGAAAACGCGTTCTACAGCGGCAACGGTGTCGGCAGGCCCCTCGGCATTACCGCCTCGCCCGCACGCATCAACTATGCCCGCACCACGGCAAACCAGATTGTCTACGCTGACGTTGTCGGCATGTTCGCCCGCCTGAAGATGGGCGGCAATCCCGTCTGGATTGCTTCTCAGACGACCATCCCGCAGCTCGCGACGATGGTTGACAATGCGACGGGCAGCAACGCCGTATGGATGCAGTCTGCGGTTCCCGGTATGCCCCCGACCCTGCTTGGCATCCCCGTTCTGTTCCATGAGCGGTCGGTTGCCCTCGGGACGGCTGGCGACCTCATCCTGGCAGATCTCGGCTATTACCTCATCAAAGACGGGTCCGGTCCCTTCGTCGCCATGTCCGAGCATGTCTACTTCACGACCAACCGGAGCGTCCTCAAAATCTTCTGGAACGTGGACGGCCAGCCCTGGCTCGACGCGCCTATCCCGCTTGAAGGCAGCGCGGCTAACACCGTGTCGCCCTTCATCGTGCTGAATTAGGAGGTGACGAAACCATGAACTACGGAAAACTCTCTGAAAAACTGAAAATCGACTCCGAGGTTCTTAGCCTCACCTCGGCTGCGGCTGCCGTGTCGCAGAATTACGATATGTCGAAGTACACGGACGCCTACATTGTCGTCAACGTCGAGGGCAACGCGGCGGGCGGCGTGACTATCGACCTGACGGAGTCCTCGAATGCCACGGCGGCTGGCACCACGGCTGCTGGCAGCAAGACGGGGATCGTGGTCGGCGGTACCGCTGCGACGAACATCGCGGCGGGCTCCGGCGTGCGCGACCTTACCCTGACGTTCTCTTCGGCCTCGACGGACGGCAATTTCTTCACCCTCTCCGTCGGCACGGTGAGCAAGAAGTTCACCTACACGACTTCGACGGCGGCGTGGGCTTCCGGCTCCACGTTGCAGTACGCGACCAACATCAACTTCGGCACCACGGTCGGCTCTACCGTCAACACGGGTATTGCCGGGTCCATCGACTCCCTTAAGACGGGGCTGGAAAGCACCCTTGGATTTTCCACGGGCGTCCTGACCCTGACCACTCCCACGACCGACTCCATCCGCATTGCGCTGGCTGACGCCGCTGTTGGCGACATCGGCCTGAATGCCTCTGCGGTCATGTCGGCGGTGGTCAACAATGCGGTCGGCGCATTCGACATCAAGGCCGAGCAGCTTACCTCGACGGCGAACAAGCGTTACCTCGGCGTGAAGGTGAGCACGGCGGCTACGTCCTGCCGGGCCGCAATCACGGTGATCCGCACGGGCGGGCGCTACATGCCGCCGGCGTTCAAGGGCAAACTGTCTAGCTAGTAACACGGGGGCAGGTTCCTCACGGGGCCTGCCCCTTTAACCTTTATGCTGGAGGGCATACATGAGCGAGATTCAGGAGGCGAAGAAAAAGGAAAAACTCTGCATCGTCGGCTGTTCGGACTCCAAGTCCGAAACCCCCTTTCACCTCAAGGACGAATTTGAATTTTGGGGTGTCAACAATCTTTTCCTGACCATGCCGGGGCCGTGGTCAAGGTGGTTTGAGATCCATCAAATCACCTGCGAGGGCGGCAAGTGGCTTCGCAGAGGGAAAGAGGATTTCCGGGGGCAGGCCGTCCCCGAGTACCTTACCCAACTCGGCAAACTCCCGTTCCCCGTCTACTGCCAGCAACCCAATCCCTTCATGCCAAACGCCGTGGCGTTCCCGTTTCAGGCCATCATTGATCGGTTCGGGACGTATTTCACGAATACAATTTCATGGCAGATCGCCTACGCAATCCTTGAGGATTTTAAGGAGATTCGGATTTACGGCGTAGATATGGCGGTGGACTGCCTCTCCCCCGGTTCCAAAGTGCTAACAGCAGACCTGCGATGGGTTCCCTGCGGCGATGTCAAGGTCGGGGATGAGTTGATGGGGTTCGATGAATTCCCGTCTGACGGAGATGGCAAGACGCGCAGATGGCGCAAGACCCGCGTGACAAAGGCCCGCGAGGTGATGAAGCCATGTTGCGAGGTTGGGCTTGATGATGGCACTTCGTTTATCGCGTCCGAAAAGCACGGATGGCTTACGCACGGCGAGAACGTGAACCGCTGGAAAACAACGGATCAACTTGTATCGAAGCACCACAGGACGGGGCGACCTACCCGGATTTTGAAAATGGTCAATCCGTGGCGCGAGGATACGTCATGGGAAGCCGGATACCTCGCAGCGGCCTTTGACGGCGAGGGGTGCCTTTGTCAGACACCGCGCAAGGGAATGAACGGTGTCTATACAAATCAACTCGCCTTCGCGCAACGTCAGAATCCAATGAAGGATACGGTGCGGCGAATCCTCGATGATTACGGGTTCAGGCACACGGTCACGTCAGTCAATAAGAGCGACACCCATCAGGTGAACATTCAGGGCGGCAAGCCTGAAATCATGCGGTTCCTGGGTCAAATCCGTCCGCACCGGCTCCTGCCGAAATTCAAAGCAGAAGCGATGGGCGAATTCCAGGCCATGAAGTACGTCCCGGTAGTCGAGACGCGGCATATCGGGATGCACCCCGTCATCGGCATTGAAACGGATGCAAAGACATTCATCGCTGATGGGTTCTCGTCACATAACAGCGAGTACTTCTGGCAGCGCCCGAGCTGCGAATACTTCCTCGGATTGGCCGTCGGCATGGGCATTAAGATTTGGCTTCCTGATACCTGCGACCTTCTCAAGACGCGCTTCATGTACGGATACGAAGAGGCAAAGGAACTGCCGTTCAGGGCGAAGATCGAGAGCATGAAGAAATCCATGCAGAAGCGTGCGAATCAGGCGCAGGCGCAGATGGCGCACCACGAAAAGCAGGTGCAGCAGTACATCGGGGCCATGAGCGCGGTAAACGAGATCGACAAAATCTGGAAAAACGTCACGGGGGGCTGAGGATGAAACTTCGATGTGTCACGCCTTGCGCGAACCAGGAGACGGGGAAGAGGCATCAGCCGGGGGACGTGATCGAGGTAGGCCCCGCCGAAGGGGGGCGACTGTTGGCGTTCAAGCACGCCGTCCCCTACGCCGAGGCGCGAGTGGAGACGCAGGCGATGGTGGCCCCGGAGGTCCGCAGGGAGAAGGGAAAGCCGGGACGGAAACCGAAAGAGGACAGGTTTAGATATTCGGGGTTATCCGAATTCAGACATTAGCACCGGGGGGCAAATACACCGGAGGTAAGTCCTATGCCGAAGTTCTGTAGTACCGACATTTTATTGCAGGCGTGTTCGTACATCAAGACGAACGTGAAGCGAATGGTTCTTATGACCACGACACCCGCCAATCTCGCGGCCTGCACGGCTGCTACCTGTCTCGCCGGGGCGACGATGAGCACGGCAGAGTTTACCATTGGCGACGGCGACGTGAGCGGCAAAAAAGTGACGGTGTCGCAGATGGCAACGCTGGCCGTCAGGACGACTGGCATTCCGAGCCATGTCGTTCTCTTTGCGACGGCGGTCGGCACCACGGGCATCCACTATTACACGACCTGCTCGACGGCACAGGCTCTTACCTCGACGGCCAACACGGTTACGATCCCTGCTTGGGATATCGAATTCCGAGACGCGACGTAACGGAGGGTGAACATGAAGAAGCTGCTTTTTCTCATCGCGTTTTTTCTGTGGGTGGGTACGGCTGAAGCTGCCCGAGTGGTTAGTGACCCTTATCTGGCTCCTGCCGTTGTTCCTGACTATTTTACTGTCTCTCTTAATGGCGGAAGCGTGGTTCAATCTCCACTTGCTTCAGTGCCGGGTGGACAAGGTTTCAGCTATACGATTGACGGACTGACCGGCGGTAACCATGAAATCAAGGTGAAGGCCTGCAAGGACTTTGGGGCAGTATTCGGCGTGAGGTGCAGCGACGAGGCGGTTTTTACGTTCGCGGTTCCTGCCGCACCAGCTATTCCAAGTGGACTCAAACTCTCACAGTAACGTGTAAATACCAGATGAGGAGATAGACATGGCAATCACCAGATATACGATGACGATGCAGTTGGAGTTTTCCACGGCGGAAGACCGGGATGCCGCCTACGCGAAGGCGAAGACGTGGGCCACGAACGAGAAATCGGGCGGAAAGGTGGTCGCGGGGACGCTGACGAAGGGCGAGTACGTCCGTCCCGAGACCAGCTCGGAGTCCATCTAGATGTTCGCCTACAGGCAGTCGGCTGCCGGCGCGATCGACAGCGACAACGTAACGCTCAACAGCGTCCAGGCCGGCAGCCTGATCGTCGTCTTTTTCTACTCGTTTTATTCCGGGGGCTCCTACGGCACGGTCACATGCAGTGACGGGACCTCCCTGTCCGAGTGCACCCCGGCCGTCGGGTCGTACGAATACATCAAGGCGTTCTATCAGTATTCGTCCGGGGGCGGGAACAAGACCTATACGATCACGGGCGAGCAAGAATCGTATTGGTACGGCGTCTGCGCATTCGAGTTCTCGTATGCGGGCTCCTGCGAACTGGACGCCCAGAACCAGGGATATGGGGATGCGACGGGATCGGTTGCGACGGGCAACATCACGACGACGGGCGCGGGGTCGGAGCTCGTCATCGCCTGCGCCGTGTCCTATGCTTCATATAATCTCAATACGCCACGGATCAACAATGTGGCTGCAGACGGGTCTCTGGATCTTGCGATCGGTTCCGGAGACGGGCTGGCCTGGTACAGGATCGTCAGCTCGGCCTTCACCGGGAATGCGAGCTGCACAGACGGCGATTCCGGCTACTGGTGTGTAAAAGTAGTGTCGTTCAAAGAGGCGGCAGGCGGGGCGTCGAGCACGCCGCTATTCCGCAGGCGCATGAACATTTTGCTTCGCCTCTGTCTTTCGGCGTTTAACCTCATTGGGAGGTGTTTCAAATGAGTTACGGAAGAATGTTTGCAAGCGGCTACGTCGGCACGACGGCCTCAACGGCTGCGAAGGAATTGATTCACGTTCTTTGCAGCGCGAGCCACGTCATTGCCGTCCATGAGGTCGCCATCACGGGGCGCTCCACGTCCTCGGAATACATGACCGTGGGCATCGCATTCCCGGGGACTACGGGAGTTGTCGGCACGACCTGCGCCCTCACGCCACTTTGCCAAGGCCAGACGACATGCTCTGGCAATGTCTATGGGGTTGCCGGATCGACAAACGCAACGGGCCTCACCTACGTTTACAAAGAGGCAGTAAACGTGCTCAATGGCTTCCACTGGATTCCGACGCCTGAGTGTAGGCCGATCATCAAGCCCGGCGGGCGGCTGGTTGTCAGGCGCGAGACTACCGTGGCGACTGACTTCGCCGTGGACGCTCATATCGTATTTGAGGAGATCGGGTAAATGGCGGTTTACCGCATACCGTTCTGGCGCAGGCGTTTTGTAAAGAACGCCGTGTTCCTGCTTCCGCAGGGCGCAGCGCAGACCATTGCTTCGGTAGCGGAAGCGTCGAACGCGAACGCGGGAGACAATGTCACCCTTATTATCGGCCACGTCATCGCGTCCGTTGCCGACGGCGCTAATGCCAATGCAGGAGACGGCATTACATTAAGCATTTCCCATCCGCTTGCCAGTGTTGCAGACGGAACGCAAGCGAATGAGGCTGATGCCCCTACACCAATCTCCGCACAGGCCCTATCTCTTTCCGACGGCACGCAGGTAAACGCATCCGATGCGCCGTCTTTAACGCAGCGCCAGAACATTACCGTCACCGACGGAGCAAATGCCAATGTCGCGGAATCTCCGGCATACACGCAGGCGCACAACATCACGCTTACTGATGGCATCCAAGTCAACATAGCGGACGGCGTCACTGCTAGCGAAACTGTTCCATCCATCAGCGTGACTGCCGCCGATTGCGTTCAGGTGGTTGCTAGCGGGGAGAATTACTACCTCACCGACGAAGATGGCAACATAATCACCGACGAGGACGGAAACCCGATCATTACTGAGGACAGTGACACGCTGATCCTCGTTGAGAATCTTCCCAATCTGAATCCCGCCGAGAGCCATGTCGTCAACGCGGGGGACGCAGTAACGGTCACTATCGGCCACGTTATTCCGGCCCCGGCTGATGGGCCACAGGTAAATGCAGCCGACGCGGTATCCGCAACCATAGGGCACCGTATAGCAACCGTCACCGACGGGATTCAGATAAATGCCTCCGATGCTCCCACGTTAAACATTGGCCATTCTGGTCCCTCTGCGGCAGACGGAGTGCAAGTCAATACCCCTGATGCCGCTACGCTCAATATCGGGTACATCCTGCCCATCTGGAACAGCGTCCAGGTAAACAACGGCGACGACACCATATCCTTTAGGCAGCACCACGTTATTACTGTTGACGATGGCGCAAATGCCAATGCCGGGGATGGAGTCACAATCTATGCGGACGGCGCTCTCCCGGTTTCCGACGGGGCGCAGGAAAACGTGGCAGACGGCCCGGCGCTCGTACAGCATCAGGTCATCACCGTATCGGAAGCCGTCAATGAAAACCACGCCGACAATATCACTCTAGGCGTCGGGGCCGATGTTCCCGTTACGGCAGCGGACGGCGCACAGGTCAACGTCTCCGGGTCTATCAGTCTCATTCAGGGGCAGGTTATCACTGTTGACGACGGTGCCGACCTTTCCGTTGCCGATGCGATTGTCGTTATCATCGGGCATACCATTTCGGTGCAGGATTCGGGGCAGATTGTCGCCTCGGATGAGATTACCCAACTCATTCAGCAGCACGATATCACGATTAGCGGTGGCACGCAGGAACAGTACGCCGACGGGGTTGACTTCTCCACGAAGGTCACGCCTGACGACACCTACAACGCAAACGCCGCCGACGGAATTGTCCTTGAAGTGCATACCAGGACACACGGCAGGAAGCTCAGAACGTCGAATCCGGTCAGGGACCATCACCGGCAGTCGAAAATATACGTCAACACCTATCGCCGCGCAGGCGACGTGTGGAGGTCGAGATAATGGCGCTTGTGCTGATTACAGAGGCAACCGGCCCTTGTGTGACGCTTGACGAAATCAAGACGCACCTGCGGCTCTCCACGTCCGACACGTCGGAAGATTTGCTTCTCAACTCCAATCTGATGGCCGCGCAGAATGAGGCCGAAAACAAGACGAAACGGGCCATGATGCCGCAGACATGGGAACTCGTCATGGACGCGTTTCCCGAAGGCGGGATTGAGATACCGCGCCCGCCGCTTTCGTCCAACTCGACGGACTTGAGCATCAGCTACATCGACTCAAGCGGGGCGACGGCTACGCTGTCCGCGACTGCCTACTCCATCGACGGGGATTCGGAGCCCGCCTGGGTAGTGCCGTCCTACGACAACGACTGGCCGGAAACCTACGACGTAATGAACGCCGTGCGAGTCCGCTACAAGTGCGGATATGCGTTAAGCGGATCTTCGACGGCGACAACTCCCTATGCAATCAAGGCATGGGTGAAGATGCGTGTCGGGGCGCTCTATAACAACCGGGAAAGCCTGTCCGTCGAACCTGGGGCGCAGACGATGCTTGAGCTTCCGCGCACGTTCGTGGACGGGCTTCTGGATGCGTACACGGTGATTAAAATATGAGGGCAGGCCAGCTCAACAGGAAAATCAGTATCCGCAAGAGCACGTCGTCTCCCGACTCATACGGTGGTCAGATACCGACGTGGAGCACGTTTCTCAATGACGCATGGGCTAGAGTTCGCCCCCTGTCAATGCGCGAGATGTGGCAGGCCGATCAGGTATCTTCCCCAATAGATACGGAATTCCTTATTCGCTACACGACGGGCATCACGCCGAGCATGATGGTTGTCTACGACGGTAAAGAATACAACATTCATTCCATTATTGACACGGGTGACAGACGCACGGAGCTTCGCATACTTGCATCGAGGCGGTCTACATGATCGACATGACGATTGAACAAAAGGGGCTGAGGGAGCTTGATGAGAAGTTGAAGCTCCTGCCTCTTGAGATTCAGCGCACAATCGGCCAACGGGCGTTGAATAAAGGCGCGAGGCTTGTCAGGGACGAGGCCCGCAGGCGGGCTCCGGTCGGCAAGGCTTTCTATCGTTACCCATACGGGACGACGGCCAGAAACAGAAAGCGCATAGGGCAGCTCCGTGACAGCATCGTCATTGCCAAGGGGAAGCCGTCCAGGGGTGCCGAGATTGTCACGAACGTCAAGCCAAGGCTGAAAACGGGCTATTACGGACTATTCATTGAAAAGGGCTGGATACCAACGGGTAGAACGAAGGGTGTCAGAAGAGCATACGGCCTGACGGCGAGAGAGGCCAGGGCAAGAATGCAGAGGGGGCGGGCAAAGGTTCCGGGCCGTCCGTTTATTGAACCCGCGCTCGTTATGAGTACGGGACGCGTACTCGATGCCATTCAAAAGGAACTCGGCAGGCTCATTGAGTGGCGCATGAGGAAAAGCAATGCCGGTTGAGACGAAGATATATTCCTTGCTGTCAGGGTCTACGGTCATCACGTCCGTAACCTCGACGCGCATATACCCGATGGCCGTCCCTCAAGGCTCGGACGCCCTCCCCGCGCTTGTCTATTCGAGGATCAGCGGCCACCGGGTCAATGCACTTGATGGGTACTCAAATCTTGAGAACCCTACAATACAGTTTGATTGTTGGGCGACAAGCTATGCGGGCGCGAAAGACCTAAGTACCCGCGTCGCAAGCGTTATGGGTTCCGCAACGTCGTTTAAAGCGCTCTTGGTCAATGATCTTGATGCGCTGGAATGGGAACTCGGTTTCTATCGGTTAACGCAAGAGTGGAGTGTCTGGAATAAGGACACATAGGAGGTAACTAACCAATGGCGATTGAAACTCAGGGCTCCATTTTTTATTGGAGCACGACAACTTCCTTGAGCACGGTTATCAGTATCGGGGAAGTGATCGGGTTCAATGGCCCTTCCGGCGGTGCAAACGTGATCGACGTTAGCCACCTTGGTTCGACGGCGAAGGAAAAGCTAATCGGGCTGAGAGACGAAGGCCAGATCACGCTTGACTGCAACCTCGCTCCGTCAAACACGGGGCAGGTTAAGCTGCGGGAGTGTCGCGCCGCCAGGACGCAAGGGAATTGGGCCATCAAGCTCAACGATACTGCCATCACGATGCTCAATGGGCACGGTTACGTTAGCGGATTTTCCGTTACGGGGGCCGTGGATCAGGTTGTCAAAGCCGCCATCACCATTGAAATCAGCGGGGCTGTCACTTACTCGACAGTCGCTTAGGAGGTGACGGACATGGCAATCGAATCACAAGGCGCGATTTTCTTCTGGTCCACTACCACGGCGGCATCCACCTCTACGTCACATGCCGTTGCGGAAGTGGTGGGTTTCAACGGTCCTTCCGGCGGGGCGAACGTCATTGATGTCAGTCACCTCGGAAGCACAGCAAAAGAAAAACTGATTGGCCTTCGTGACGAAGGTCAGGTGACGCTCGATGTTAATTTCCGTCCCGGCACCACGGCGCAGGACTATTTGCGAAACTGCCGGGCAAACCGCCTCATGCGAAAGGGCGTCATTCAGCTTAACGACAACACGACGGAAGTGGCAAAGACGAAGATCATCTTTGACGCCTACGTCGGCGCATTTAGTATTTCGGGGGCTGTCGATCAGGTCGTGAAGGGTTCAATCACGCTTGAGATTACGGGAGCCTGTACTTACGCAACGGTCATTTAACGGTAAAGTCGGAGGGCTTAACCATGTACCTTACGAAAGAAGAGATCCTTGCCGCAAAGGACACGAAGTATGAAGACATCGACGTTCCCGAGTGGGGCGGCAAGGTGCGGATCAAGTGCATGACGGGTAGCGAACGGGACGCCTACGAGGCATCCCTTTACGAACTCAAGGGCACGGAAGTGAAACTTAACAGAGAGGACATGCGGGCGAAGCTTCTCGCCAGGGTGCTAGTGAATGAGCAAGGCAAGCGGTTGTTTGCAGACGGCGAGATAAAAGCCCTTGGCGAGAAGTCAGCCCATGCCCTCGAACGCATTTATATGGCGGCACAACGGCTTAACGCAATCAGCAATGACTCGGTGGATTTGCTGGCAAAAAACTGAAACAGCGGGGGTCGAGGTATTTTTACTTTGCCCTCGCAAGAGAACTGAAAATGACGGTCCATGAGCTGCTGGAAAGGACGGATTCGCAAGAATTGAGTGAGTGGCGGGCCTATTTTGAAATTGAAAACAAGCGGATGAAGGGCGAGGACGAGGCGACGGTAAACGACAAGATAAAAGCCGGATTCATGCAGTTTAAGGAAAAGCTCTAATGGCAGTTGACCCCGTTGCAAATCTTTATGTTCAACTCGGCATGGACGTTGCGCGACTGCAAGGCGATGTGCAGAAAGCAACGACAATTCTTGACACCTTCCAGCGAAGAGTTGACCGGGGGTTTTCTACTCTTCTGAAAGGTGCGGGATGGACTGCCGGACTTGCTGCAATTACTGGTTTTCTGACAAAGGCCGTCCACGAAGCTTCGATTGCCGAGCAGGCCATTACGCAACTCAATACATCCCTGACGACCCTGGGGCGTGATCGGGTCGGTGACATTAACCTTGTCTCTGCCGCCATTCAGCGCATGGCAAAGGAGATGCAGAAGGCGACGGGATTCACCGACGAGGAAATCATGCGAGGTGCGTCCCGTATGCTGACGGCTGGCATCGGGACACAGGACTTGCAGCTTGCTACTGAGACGGCGACGAACCTTGCACGGGCCTATGGCATGGAGCTTGAGCCAGCCATGCAGATGGTTGTGCAGGCGTATTGGGGACAGCAGAGGGCAATCAAGAAAGTGGTCCCTGAGATGCAGGAGCTTCTCAAGGAGGGGATGCGAGGGACGGACGTTCTGAAACAGCTTAATGAAACCCTCGGGCCGCAGGCGCAGGCGCAGGCCGAGACGTTTGCAGGGCAACTCAGGCAGTTAAAGGTTGAGAGTGCTGACTTTGCCGAGGCCGTCGGCATGAAGTTAATCCCCGCACTGACGAAATTCTTTTCCATCTTGAACGCGATCCGCAAGGGCGAAGGGCTCAAGGGTTATGAGGCGTTTAACGCCTTGGGCGATGTCTACGTCACGCCAGAGCAACAGGCGGCTTCGCTTGCCGGAAT